CACAAACTTCCGCAAAGTAGTTTTTGAAAAGAGGGTAATCTTATGAAAGGCAACGGAAAGCCAATAAGGCAGGCAAGAGCTGACATGATTGCAGACTTTGCAAGCTTTACTAGGGCTGATTTTGTGACGAAGATTGAAGCTTATTTAGTAGATGGCGGGGCAAGTCCGCACTCGCACGATGTTTTAGTTAGTATGTTGGCTGATCAAATCCAAACATATATAAAATGCTGTGAAGATATAGAAAAGAACGGGTTGGTTGTGGATTATCCTAATGGCGTATCTGGGCGAAATCATCATGTAGCGATTAGAGAGAAAGCCGCTTCATTATCTTTAGGGATACTTAACGAACTTTGTCTTACACCAAAAAGCTTAAAGAAAGCATCGCAAACAACGCCTGAGAAGTTCGAGAAATTTATGATGGGACCATCCACTAGGGTAAATCAATGAAATGGCAGTCAGGTGTAGAGTATGCACACCAAGTTGTAAAGGGTGAAATAAACGTCTGTAACGATGTTCGCTTAGCTTGCCAGCGATTTATTGATCAGATGGAAGATAAGTCTTGGAAGTGGGAATTCAGCCCAGCTTTCCCGCAGCACGTTTTAGATTTTGCAGGCTATTTAGTCCACACTAAAGGCAAAGACGCTGGCAAACCTGTAGAGCTTGAGCCTTTTCAAATCCTGTTTATTTGTGCAATCTACGGCTTTCGGTCAAAGAAAGACGGTAACGTCCGCATGGTGTCGGATGTCATCTTATACATACCCAGAAAGGCTGGTAAATCTACCCTGACAGCGGTAATCGGGCTGTATGAATTGCAGTTCGGTGAAGCTGGATCAGAAGTCTATACTTTGGCGACCAACCGCGAGCAGGCAACTATCGTATTCGATTCTGCCAAGGGATTTGTTGAAACCATGCCGCGATTTGCGGCGAAGCTTTTCAATGCTCTGACGTATGAAGTAAAGAAGGTCGGCGATTCTCAGTCTAAATTCTCTGCGCTTTCCCGCGATACCAAGAAGTCGGGTGACGGCAAGAACCCGTCCTGCGTGATTGTGGACGAAGCCGCACAGATTGTTGACCGCAATTCAATCGAGGTATTGCATTCTGGTATGGTGGCACGTGAAAATCCTTTACGTATATACATCACGACCGCCAGCTTCACTAAAGACACTAAATTCCACGAAGATATGCAGATGTACAGGTCAATGCTTAACGGCGAGGCTACCGATAACCCTAAGTGGTTTGGATTGCTTTACGGACTTGACCCACAAGATGATTGGCGCGACCCTGCAAGCTGGGCGAAGGCGAACCCGATGCACGGCATCACGGTGTTTGATTCAGCCATTGAACAACGGGCAGAAGAGGCAAAGCATAAGCCAGCTGCACTTAATGACTTTCTCTGTAAATCACTCAATATCTACGTTTCAGCCAATACCGCTTGGTTAGATCGGGCTTATTGGGACAAATCACTTATTACAAAACGCGAAGAAGAACCCGAAGCGGTGTTTATAGGCTTTGACTTGGCAGCAACGCGAGATTTGAACGCAGTCTGTACGCTTAAACGTTACGGGGAAATAGACTACGATGTTGAGTTCCAGTTCTTCCTTCCCGAAGCTGGGTATGAGTTAATCCCAAAACATTACCAAGACATATTCCGCGTTGCAATCAATTCAGGCATATTGAAATTGACTGAGGGTAACGTAATGGATGACCGCGAAATCAGCGAGTACATAAAGTCACAATGCGGGATTTATGATGTAAAAGAAGTTGGCTATGATGCCTATAATGCAGCGTCTATCGTGGCTAGGCTGCATGATGAAGGCATACCCGTCAAAAAGGTAGGGCAGGGCATGGCAGTTATGTCGCAGCCTGCAAAACTGGTCGAAAAGATGATAATGGGTGGACAGATTAAACACGACGGTAATCCGTTTGTCGGCTGGCAGCTTGGGAACTGCGAAGTTTACGAAGATGTGAACGGGAATATCAAGGTGCGAAAGAATGAAGCTGACAAGTCTGCTAAGGTTGATGGCATTATCGCTATGATAATCGCGGCTCATTGCTCACTTGATAACCCTTATGAATCAGGCGGCTTTACTTTCGGTGTATTTTAGGCGTATTATTGAGCAAATCAGCAAGAAACGAGGTGACGCATGGGAATTTTTGACATTTTCAGCAAGAAAAAAACGAACGAATCTAATAGTTTATTCGGACAGGCTACCCTTGGAAATAACGTCATTGCCGCAAATGGCAACCGACAAAGTCAGCAACTCCTATATGTAACCACTTCGGGGACTACAGAAGCTGGTCGCGCCGTCGATATGACGATGCTGACCAAAAACAGTACGGTTATGTCCTGTGTCGGCACTAAAGCTCGCGCACTCTCTCAACTACCGATTAACGTCATGTGCCTATTGGATGATGGGACGTATGTCGATGCAGTTAAGGACGCGGCAAAGATAGGCAAGCGTGACGCGGCGAAAGCAAAGCAAGTTTTATCACTTTTGCGAAATCCCAACAACTTCCAGACACAATATGAGTTCTGGTATCAGTGGTGCATGTGGATGGACTTATCAGGGGAAGCGTTTACGCTGTTCTGGCGCAAGAATCAGGATGACCCTACACAAACCCCTATTGAGATGTATGCGCTCGATTCTACGCTGATCACAACGCAAGTTAGCTCTACGCGCTACCCTTCGTATCGGCTTTCAACTTCCACGTATGGGTTTGCCAAAAATGCAGACCTTGCACACTACCAAGTCATGCACACAAAAGAAGCAGGCTGGCAGGGTGTGGGTGGATTTAACAAAGCCATACTCGCAGCGGAGCTAATCGCCCTCGACCAAGACATTGACCTATACGCGAATTATGTAATGCAGAACGGCGCGAAGCCTTCTGGCGTATTTATGACAGAACAGGTCGTACCCGCTGGTAAATATGAGGAATTGGCTAAACGCTTAAAAGAAGCATGGGCGAAAATGTCCAATTCGAAGGAATCAGACTTATCGAAGCCGGGTCAAGGCATGTTGCTTGATAACGGATTGAAGTACCTGCCAGTGAATATGCTTACCCTGCAAGATGCTGACGCAGCGAAGTTAAAAGAACAGACCATGCGCCGCATTTGTGGGTTGTTTGGTATTCCTCCTTTGATGATTGGCTTGCCTGGTGAAAAATTCAACAACTCGCAAACCGTACTTGATGAGTTTTACAAATCCATCATGTACCCAACCTGCGTGAATGTTCAGCAGAATCTTAATGTTCAATTATTTCAAGGCTACCCGAATTTGAAGGTTGAATTTTACACAGCCGACTTTATCAAGGGCGCGCCACTTGACCAGATGAATTATGCTGTTGCTGGGGTGGGTGCTGGGATATTAACGCCAAACGAAGCTCGCCAGCATCTTGGACTTGGAAACATTGAAGGCGGTGACGAGATAAAAGACCCTAAACCAGCCGAGCCAATAGGTGGAACTTCGCCACAGGACACGGGCGGCGGCGGTGGAAGTCAAACCAAGAAGATGAACATTGGAAAATGAACCTACTCACTAAATTATTTTTGCAAATCAAGAAGAGTTATGTTAGGCTTCCAGCAATTACTCATAAGACCGCGATAATACATGACAACAATCAAGCGATTACGCGAGGGTTAATAAATGAAGAATATCACGCTCGTATGCGAAGCCAAATTGACAGTCGGTCAACAGACGGACGAATCGACGACCCCCACAGGAAAGATTGAAGCGCGAGTTACGACATGGGGAGCGCGCGAAGGTGCAGACGGGCGAAAATTCAACTACAAGCCAGAAGGCTTCGCAAGTTGGGCAGCCGAATTCGCAGCAAGTGGCAAGCCCTTGCCGATGTTTTTAAATCACAATGATTTAGGTATGCCAGTCGGTCAATGGGACGAACTCACATTTGACGATGAAGGAATGAGCGCATCGGGTCGTTTATTCACCAATACCAATACAGGTTCAGACCTCTACAAAGTTTTGAAGGAATCGCCCAACATGTTCGGCGGTGTGTCTGTTGGCGCGTATGCCGACGAAGCCTGCATGGTTGATGCCCTTGGCAATCCTCTTAAAGAAGATGACGAAGAAGGATTTTTCCAGATTACTAAAGGCGGCTTGCGTGAAGTGTCCGTGGTGATGTACCCAAACAATCCAGCCGCTGAAATCAGTCAATTAGAATTTTTTAACGCAGACGGTAAAGCCGATTTGCGAAACATTGAGAAGTGTTTGCGAGATGCAGGCATATCCAAGAAGAGTGCGACTACCGCATCTTCAATTTTGAAGCGCATCATAGAGGCTCAAAATAAAACGCCACCTCGGAGTGATTCTGATGCGGTAGTCGAAGCAGCAATTTTACAAGCACTAAACGAGCGTATTTTGCTCAAGGAGTTGCAACAAAGAGTATAAAAATTCACCTCTACGGAGGAGAATCTTTCCAATTGAACTGCCTGTGAAGGCAACCAAAACAAAGGAGTACGACCATGAGTAAAGAAATCCTCGAAGCTATTGACAAAATCGAAGCGAAGCAAGTTGCTGAAATTGTCACCATCAAAACTGAAACCGCTGCAAGCGTAGAAGCCGCAAAGGTTGAAACGCTCGCCAAGGTTGAAGAAATCTCCAACACCATCACAGACAAGCTGATTGCACTTGAGGCGAAAATCGCACAAGTTCAAGTTCCCGCTTTCATCAAGCCTGAAAAGACCCTGCGCGGCGAAGTAAACAAGATGGTTAAAGAGCAAATCAATGCCTTCGTTAAAGATGGTGGTCGTTTGCAAAAAGAGATCAAACTCTTCGAAGATGAAGCTCAACACTTTGCGTTTTTGAATGAAGCCGCTGGATTTACAGGCTCAGGCGATGGTATCGGTGGACGTACCGAATACGACCCGTTGTTTGTGGCTTTGCGTTTGGCTAATCCGATGCGCGGCATGTCACGTTCTTTGTCAACGGCTGGTAGCACTTACCAGTTCCGCACTAAGACAGGTAACGCAGGTGCAGCTTGGGGCTATCCAATCCAAAACAACGGCGCGGCGACGACTGAAGCATCTGTAATCTGGCAATTGACGATGTCTGACTTGAACGTACAGTTCCCGATCCGCACGTCTGCTTTGGCTGACATTGATGGTTTAGAATCTAACGTGGTATCTGACATGCTTGCTGAATTTTCACAAGCTGAGGCACAGTCGATGGTATCGAACAACGACCAATCAGGCTCCACCACTACAGCGACAGGTGCGACATCTGGCTTACGCGGATTGAACCAATACGGCGGCGCAAATGCTACCTACACAGGCGGGTTGGTAAGTGTTCCAGCATTCGGCTCTAGCGGTACAGCAGCGACTAACGGTTTGCACAGCATTGCAACGCTCGACCAATTGACCTCAAACGTCAATACAGTCGGTGCGAACGGAATCACGTACAAAGACGTTATCAACTTGATTTACAGCTTGCCACAGCAATACTGGACTAGCTCGGCGAAGTTTATGATTAACCCTATTTTGTTGCAGGGTATTCGTGGCTTGGTTGATAGTAACGGTCGCCCTATCTACGTTGACGGCTTGTCACGTTCAGACGGTATCATTGGACAGCTATGCGGCTTTGATGTGGTGGTCAATAAGTATCTCGACAACCCAAGCCAAGGCACTACGGCTGCCGCTGGTGCAATTCCTAAATATCCGATGTACTTCGGTGACTGGAATCGCGCACACGGCATCGTTGACCGTTTGAGCATGGTGATGCAGCGTTTCGACCAAACATTGCCAGGCTCTATCACGTTCTACGGTGAAAAGCGTTTGTGTACCTCAATCATCGACCCTAACGCGATTGTGCGTTATCGCTCAACAGTAACAGCAGCGAACTAATAGCGCGGGGGGCGCAAGCCCCTCTCTCTAAACTTATTTGGAGTAACGCTATGAGTAAAATTTTAGAAGCAATAAAAACGGCACTCGTTGACGGCAAGGCTACGGCAAACCTAAAGGAAGCGGCAACGCTCACAGGTGGCGGGTCAGGCGTTGGCGGTAAAGTGCAACCTGACAGTGTCTTTGCAGCACTACGTCATGCCAATCCGATGCGTCAAGGCGCACGACAAATTCTAACGGATGGTTCAGATGCTTTGTTCGTTGCCAAGGTAGGCAATGCAGCAGACCAAGCAAACCCATTCGGCTACACCTTCACGCCCAACGCTGGCACACCTTCTACGGCTTCGGCGATTTGGCAATTACCTATGCGCGCAATCACGGCTCAATTGCCGATTCGAACATCTGCGCTCGCTGATATTAGCGGACTAGAAGAAACGCTTGTTTCAGATTTGGCGTTGGAGTTCAGCGCGATTGAGGGTCAATCCTGTGTTTCGAATAATGACCAAGCGGGGTCAGTTACAACGACCTCAGGCGGTACAGCAGGCTTGCGTGGATTGAACTTCTACCCAAGCGCGGCAAGTGCTGCGTATGGCTCAAGTGGTTCAGCCATAACAAACGGGCTACATTCAATTGCGACAGTAACTCAAGCAGGTGCAGCGATTGCATACGATGATTTAGTGTCATTGGCATCGGCACTGCCAGCGGTTTACTGGAATATGCCAACCACTGCATGGATGATTCATCCAACCACTATCAGCGCGATTCGCAAATTGAAATCAACTGGCGGCGCGCCTTTTTTCTTTGAAGCGGGTGACGGTGACGGTGGAGCTTTAGCGTTTATGTTTGGCTTGCCAGTTGTGCCGAATCCTTATTTGGATTTGCAGGGTTCGACTAAATTCCCTGTGTATTTGGCTTGTTGGGATAGCTTTATGACGATTGTTGATTCTGAGGAGATGACGATTCAGCGTTTTGACCAAACGCAACCGGGCTTCTTGACACTGTTCGCTGAAAAGCGCGTGGCGACGAGTGTTCGTGATGTCTTTGCTGGCGCACGATTGACATTCTAATGCAAACATTCAGCCCACAGCGCATTGATCAAACAGTTCGTGATGTCACGACCCCTTGGCTCAGTGCGACTGAGGTTCAGAATCAGCTTAATTTGTTTGAGGATAATTCGCAGTATGAAATGTTGCAGAACCTTGAGCTGGCAACACGCTTTGCAATTGAAGATTATCTCGGCATGGCGATATTTGCTCAGACGTTCAAGGCTTATTTTTCCGCGAATGTATCAGGTACTCAGATTGCATTGAGCCTACCACCATCAACAGTTCAAGCAACTGTTTCGGCGGTGGAGTTTTACGACTTAACGAACACACTCACAACGCTCGCTGGTGGTAATTATTTTTACGATGCAACAGCGTTTAAGGTAGTAGCTACATTGCCGACAAACATCAATGCAGGCGTTGTCAGCCCAGTAGTGGTGACGTATAGCCAAACTGCAAACGTAATGGCGAAATACCCCGTTATAAAACAAGCTGGGCTGCTTTTACTCACTCACTTGTACAACAACAGGAGCGACACGGTAACGGGTAGTTTGAACAAGATACCTTACGGTATTGATGCTTTGCTTCGCCCCTACAAACCTTTGGTGATGTGATGGGGATTGCTAGATATGAAACTGTTGATATTTGTTTAGTTGGTTCGACTAAAAATTCACTCGGTGAACAAATATCAACAATAACAAAACAGTTTACGACTAGCGCGAAAGTAGCTGACGTTGCAAACACATTAAGCATTTCAGAAAAATACAGGCTTTATTCTGACTTGGTACATTTAACATTTAATTACACGCCAGCGATTAAGGCGATTGTTGATAACCAACATAATTACTCACTGAACTGGCGCGCGCAAGATTGGCGCATCACGGATGTGAAGGAGTCAATAGACAGAATGAGTGTGACTATTTTGGCATATCGAAACGAAACGGGCGCACCAGTATGAGTCAGATGTCAGCATTGGCTTATGCTCAGGCAATTCAACCAGCGATTCAAACGATATTCGGGGCTGTTCCAGTGTATGCCAGTTTTAATCGTAATTATGCAAACGAGCCTAAGTTCGTTACGTGGCACATGCGGAACATTCATCAGCCTGTTTATGCTGGGACTTTCAAGGGTATTGACAGACCGATTGTTCAAGTAACGATTTTTGCAAAGACGATGACGGATGCTTTTACGATGGGTGACACGTTATTAACAGCATGGCACGGCTTTACTGGATTAGTTGGCTCGTTGTCAGTATCAAAGATTGATTGTGCATGGCTATACGACACCTATGACGACACTATAGGACTTCACCAAGTTGTATTGGATTGTCAGTTTGACGTTCCAACTTAATTAACCGAGAAAGGAAATAAATCATGGCAGCCCCCAATAAAGTATTACCAGGATTTGTAGCAGCGTTGTATTGCCAGCCTACAGCTACCCCAACCCCCATAACATTGGCTAACTTGTCAGTGAACGCTACCATCGCAGCCTTGGCGATTACAGGCAATCAACTGCCTGTTGAGTCTGTGCCAGTGTTCGGGCGTGATGATGCGGTTGCGACTTACTCAGTAGCTGGTTCACGCGAATCGGCAAAAATTCCTGTTCAATCTGCTCCGACTTCGATGACAGTAACAGCGGCATGGAATCCATCAGATACGAACTTGTTATTGATGCAAGCTGATTCTGATTTGGGTACAGTAACGCGTACCTTCATCATTGGCTTTGTGGACGGCGCAACGAACAAATACTTCTCATTCAATGCTCGCGTGTCGATGTTCCATATCGACGCACAGCCTGGTGCAGAAGCTAAGTGCGTGTTCAGTATCCATCCTGTCGGCAATCAATTCGGCTGGAGTTAATCATGCTTAATGACGCTATTGAAGAGATGGTGTCAACTTACCAACCCCTTGACCACGTGGCGAGGGGACTGGTGGTCGATGCTCAAGAGGTAGCTGACGCACTGGCTAACGCTTCGCCTGATTCGGTGGAGTTCGTCGTGTTGACAGTTTTGGCTAAATACAATCAGGTGGTCGAAGTTGGAAATAAAGAATACGAATGACCTACTAGCCTACCTTTTGTTACAGATGAACTCTGGACAAAAGGACTGGTTTGGGTATCCACAACAAAAGATTACGGGAATGTTCGTAGCTTATAACATGGCTGTTGAGCATGGCGACAAAATGACCCCTGAAGAGATTGTGGATTACGTGGTCAAGTTGAATAACTGCATTTTCACAAAGATGATCGTCGGGCGATGAAACAGACATTTCAAATGGAAGGCGCGCAAGAACTGAACGCACTATTTGAGGATATGCAGAACGATTTTGGAATAAAAGACCAGAAGAACATTCTGACTAATGCAGCAAGGGCTTCGATGAAGCCAGTAATGGAAACGGCGAAGGCTTTAGTGGCAGTTGATACGGGTGCTTTAAAGACCACGATTAAAGTCAGTGCAAAGAAGCCAAGCGCAAAAGACCGTCGCAGTAAATATGTTAATGCTGGTGATGTTGCAATTGGTGTGGTATCGGCTTATATAAAAGGCTCGGCACTGGCAAAAATGAAATACACCAATGCGAAGACTGGCGCGAAAGTAACTGGAATTGATAGCGACGCACGGGCAACAGTTCAGGAGTTTGGAAGTTACAAGATGCCAGCAAAGCCTTACCTTCGCCCTGCTTTGGAATCAAAAGGGCAGCAAGTAGTAAATGAGTTAGGTCAAACCATTGGAAGCGCATTAGAAAAATATAAATCAAAACACAAAGGAAAATAAGACATGAAAAAATTCGGACAAGCGCTCGGCGTGGTCAATGCAGATTCAATACGGGTTCGTACTTTTGAACTCGGCGGGCATACCTTCAAAGTTAAAATCCCTTTAACGGCTGAATATGATGCGATGTATAAACGCATGGAAGTCGTGGACGAAGAGAAGGTTCTTGCTTATTACTTGGAATCAACCAAGGAACTGATTGCATCGCGTCCAGCGGTTGAGCAAGAAGGTGACAACATCAAGTATTCAGATGATGACGTGGTGGTAATGGGGCGGTCAATGCGCGAAGCATCACGCACTCGTTATGCTACTGAAACGCGCATCATTGAGATGTTCAAGCTACTTGTGCCAGCCGAAGAAGGCTTCGACATGGCAACGATTGATTACCCGATGATTGAAGAATTATTCCCGCTCGCAATCCAGTTACAAATAGTTGAGGAAATTGCGAACGTAGTTTCACCAATTTATAAGGATGCGCGGGGAAAGTAATCGGGTCGGTAAGTCGGCAGGTTCGGGCTTATTTAACGGCTCACGGTACTGATCCTGATAGTGTTGACCTTGAAACATTTAATGATATTTGCATCATGTTTAACGATGGTGTCATTGGGAATCTTGGTATAATTGAGGCACTCGGTTCACTCACAGCGGGGACGTTCAATATGAATTTGAAGCAAGGCGTAATGCCCTACAAATTGAAAGACATCATCCCGTCCGCTCATGCGTATCTATATCCACCTCTATCACCCGAAGAGCAAGCCAATCAAGCCTCGAAGGGGTTGATGAGCTTCGCCATGAATGTGAGTCGATAAATGGCAAACATTGCGCGATTGGGTGTAGTTCTTGGGATAGATTCGGCTGAGTTTACGACAGGCATTGCTGCGGCAAAAAAGACTGTTTCAGAACTCGCTGACAAGATGAAGATTGCCTCGACCATAGCGGTAGGAGCTTTCACTGCTATGGCGTACAAGGCTATGGAATATGCAGACCGTATGCAGGACACAGCCAAGGCGAACGAGGTTGGTATAGCTTCGGTGCTTCAGCTCTCACGCGCACTCCAACAGAACGGCGGCGAATCTGAAAATGCAGGCAAATTCCTCTCTTCATTCACAGCACACATAGACAGCGCAGCGCAAGGCTCAAAGACCGCGCAAGATGCGTTTAAACGTGTCGGGGTAAGTCTAAAAGACCTTGCTTCGATGTCAAACGAAGAGTTAATGAAGAAAACCCTCGAAGGGTTGAACGCAATGCCCGATGTGGTTTCACGCAATGCGGTAGCGATGACAACCTTCGGAAAGGCAGCGAAGAACGTAGACTTAAAGGGCATGTTGGATGACATGCAGCAAGTCAACCCTGAGTTTGAAGCTCATGCTAAAGCCGTTGAGATTGCGGGGAATATGCACGACAGATTGCAGAAAAGTGCAGACCAACTAACGCTCACGTTTATCCAAGGTGCTTTCCCTGCCATAAATGACATGGTTTCAGTATTCGATGACCTTGGCAAGGGTGCTGACGGTTCAGATACTAAAATCAAACTGCTCGACACCACTTTGCGAAGAATTGCAGCGGTAGCATTGGGCGCAGGTGCGGCGGTGGTCGGGCTGGGTAAAATCCTAGGCGGCTTAAGCGCGATGATCGTTGAGGTGTTCACGGGCGATTGGATACACGGCAAGTCAAACTTCAAAGGAATCTTTGACGCGATGGTTGAGGATTTAAAAACCTCGACGTTATCGGTCGCTGATGAAATGGACAAAATAATCAACGGGCAACTAGACAAAACTGTTGAGAAAAAATCAGTCAAGATTAAACGCAGCGTGACGGTTGGAGTTGATGCCAAGACAGAAAAGGCAGACCGTGAAGCAGAACGACAAGCTGAGGAATTGCGCCTAGCACAGCTGATTAGTAGTGAGTACGATAATCAGGAAAATACCAAGCTAAGTCTGATCCAAAGTTCGGGTGAAATGTTGTCGATGACCAAAGACCAGCAGCAATTAGCGCAAGCATTATTGCAAATTGATTCTGAGCGTGAAAAAAAGCTGGATGAAATCAATAAAAAGCTGGAGAAGGAAAAAGCCAAGCCTGACGCATCGCGAAGCCAAGCTGTGATTGACGAACTCGAAAGGCAAAAAACCCTCGTTGATCAAGTGGCTGAAAAATACCGTAAACTTACACAAGATGAACTCGCATCGCAACGGACTTTGCAAAACTCGTTTAAATTCGGATGGACAAACGCCTTTAATCAATTCTTGGAAGATGCAAAGAATGATTCTAAATTGGCAAGCGATATGTTCTCGTCTATGACGAACAACATGAATAGCTTTTTGGACAACTTCGTTAGAACTGGCAAGTTGAATTTTGGAGATTTTGCAAAGTCAATCATTCAAGATTTAATCGCCATTCAATTGAAAATGTCAGCAATGAAAATGATTTCAGCGTTTGCTGGTTCGTTTGGTGGTGGCAGTCCAGCAGGTTCAGAAGCGGCGGCTTGGCAGACAGGCAATTTTAAGGCAAACGGCGGAACGGTAAGTGCTGGCAGCCCAGTTATTGTGGGTGAGCGTGGTCCTGAATTATTCTTCCCTTCTCGGTCAGGTGCGGTTATTCCAAACAATGACATGATGGCTTCCATGAGTGGCGGCGGTGGCGATACCTATAACGGGACGGTGATACAAAACATGAGCGCAATCGACACGCAATCAGCTATGCAGTTTATCGCGAGTAATAAAAATGCGATTTTTTCAGCTAACCAGTCAGCGGCACGTTCGATGCCGACCAGCCGATGAGTTTAAATATAATCCTAGCCAACTCTGAAACAGTTGGAATAAACGACCAGAAGTTTGTAGGTCAAACTGTCAGTCGGAATCAGCGCATTTCAACCGCTGAAATCCTCTCTGTTCAGCCGTTTACTTTCGACATGAAGCCTATGTCATTTATGCTCTATTCAAAGAGCAGGGCGATGCTTTCTGCACTTCGGACAGCGGATAGACTAACTGAGCAGTATCTCAACTTCGGTTCGACCGGCTGGTTAAATTATATTGCTTACCAAGGCGACATGACTGGCGTTCAGGCGGCGGCGTGTCAGTGGCAAATCACTTCGGCAAATAAAGTGTTGGTTCTTGGAAGCCTGCCCTCTATAACTTCGACTTTGTACATTTGCAAGACGGGCGACTTCTTGCAGGTCGGGCGATATGCTTACATAGCTACCGCAGACGTTCAGCGCGGGGCTGGCTCAACTGTTTCTATACCTGTGCATAGGAATTTAATTGCAACGCTTGCAAGCCCTGTTAATGCAGTCATAGGGCAGTACGGGACGACTGTATCAATGGGTGGTTCGGCTTATACGGGTGTGACCTTTCCCGTCATTGTGCGGAATTATCCAAACTACAATTTAGTCCCGATGACGAACGATAGTTATATAAGCTTCAATGGTTCGTTTCAGGCGATGGAATCGGTCGTATGATAAACATCGCGCCATTGCAAAACGTGCAGCATATCTCGCTTGCTGAGTTCGTGCGTGTCACGACTACCATTGCGGGTGTGGCCACAGTGTACCGATTCTCAACCGCTCCCAGGTCAATGACTATCACAGCGGTTGACGCTTCACCATTTGACGGGCTAGGCGCGTTGGTGAAAGTAGGAGAGGTACAACGCGATATTAAATCGACAGCGAATGAAACCACTATCACGTTAGTGGGAATTGATACTTCCTTGCTTGGCTGGGTACTCGGACAAGCGATTAAAGGTGCGAAGATTGAAGTGTGGAGGGGGTTTTTCGATGACAACGGCGTATTGATTACAACGGGCGGCACGGGTGGATTGTATAAATCATTCACGGGGATCATTAACACATTCTCAATAACAGAACAATGGATGGAAGCAGCGCGCAGCTTCGTCGGTGCGATTACAGTCAGTGCGGCAAACATTCAAATCATCTTGCAAAATCGTATCGCAGGACGTTACACAAACGATAACTCGTGGCAGTTTTACAACGCAGGCGATACCTCGATGAATAGGGTGAATTTTATTTCAAACGTTACCTATCAATTCGGACTAGGTTCAAGTGGCTCATGAGATACGCCACGAAGTTTGACGGTGATTTAATTTATTCTTTGATGTGCGAATTTGCCAAGAATAAAGACAATCCTTTGACCAATTCAAAGTTATGGACGCGCAAGCATATTGACAAAGTTCTGGCGGAGATATTCGCTGGTAAAGGCTTCATTATTTTGGACAACGGCGGGTTATTGATAGCCTTGAAAGCTCCTATTCTTTGGATTGAAAATGCTTTCCAGCTTCATGAAATAATGCTTTACGGAAAGAATAAATTTTCCACAATGCGATTGATTCGCGGTTACATACAAGCGGCAAGAGGAATGATTACACGCGGCGAAGTGATGCAGGCGACACTTTCAACTTTTAATGATGACAGACTTGAGCGATTAGGTTTGACACGATTAGAGCAGCACTGGGCGATTTAATATGGGAATGGTGATAGCAGCAGCGATATTTGAAACAGCCGCAGCGCAGGCAGTCGCAGCCTTTGCTATTAACATGCTGATCTCAGCGGTGATTGCTCAGGTATTCGCGCCCGACATGCCTAACGGCGGTAGTGCAGCGGGGCAACAAAACCCTGGCAATCGTCAGCAAGTCCCGCCAGCAGGCAACAACAAACTACCCGTCCTTTACGGTTCTGCGTATATTGGTGGGACGCTTGTTGACCTTTCCATTTCAGCCGATAATCAGCATTTATATTGGGTGCTGGCATTAGCTGAGGTAACGGGTTCGGAGAATGGCGGCGGTGGTGATATTTACTCTTTTGGTAATATCTACTGGGCTGGTAAAAAGGTCGTATTCGGTGCGAACGGATATTCAGTCACGGGACTACTTGACGAATCGACAGGGCAGATTCAGGACATCACTGGGTACATGGACATTTACCTATACCGCAATGGCTCAAATCTCCCAACCAATAATTCACAATCAGCCATTGCTGTGATGAGTAATCCTATCCTAACCTACCAGTGGGATAGCTCAAAGAACATGCCGAACTGTGCATTTGCGATTGTGCATTTGCAATACAGCCAATCACGCAATTTAACGAGTCTGCAAAAGACTAACTTCCAAGTTATTAACCCGCGAGATTCAGCGGGTGATTGCATTCAGGATTACTTAACCTCTGCTCGTTACGGGGCAGGATTGAAGCCTAGCGAGGTTGATGCTTACTCGATTACTGCGTTGAATACCTATTCAAACTCATTGTTCAACTATATCAATTACGCAGGTAATCCAGTTTCACAACCTCGATTTAAGTTTAACGGGACGCTAGATACGAATCAAAAGATAATGACCAACATTCAGGCAATGTCTGATTGTTGTGATTGTTTGGTTAGGTATAACGAAGTCGAATCTCAATGGGGTGTTGTGGTTCAAACTGGCGTTGTGCCTGCGAGATATGTGACCACTGGTTATGTAGCAAGCGGTTATGTGGCGAGTGACATAGCATTAGACCTAAATGATTCAAACATCATTTCAGGCTTGAGCATTTCACCATTCGACCTGTCCAGTTCGTTCAATCAAATTGAAACCAAATTCCCAGACGTGACAACGCAGGATAATTTCAGCACAGCTAACTTTGATTTAGCCGTACTCAATCCCGTGTTGATGTACCCCAATGAGCCTATCAATAAGCAATCTGTTAGCTTGATGTTATGCAACAACAACATCCAAGCTCAGTACCTTGCGAACCGAATGTTGAAGGCAGGACGTGAGGATTTGCAGATTAGTTGTGAAGTAGATTTCACTGGATTACAACTCGAAGCAGGCAACATCGTTACGGTTACAAATACGAATTACGGCTGGAGTTTAAAGTTTTTCCGTGTGATGAAAGTCACGCAAAGAATCAGCGACACGGGGCAAATCTCAGTAGGATTAACGCTCCACGAATACAACCCAAGCGTTTATGATGATGTGAGCGTGGTGGAGTTTCAGCTTTCCCCAAACACTGGATTTGCTAACCCGATTGCATTCGGCACGATGTACGCTCCAACTATTTCAACATCGCTGCCAACGATTTCAAACCCTGCTTTCTATGTTGACATCACTAGCTCAAGCGCGGGGATTACTCAGTATGCTGAGTTGTGGTATTCAGCCTACGCTAGCCCTACCGACGCACAGCGCATCTTTGCTGGTACGACGGCAATAAACGCAAGTGGCGACCCATACGGACATGGCGTAGCTATGCCGTCGGTGGGATTGTTTAACATTCCAGCGGGTAACTGGTACTTCTTTTCACGCATGGTTAATAATTTGGGGAAAAGTAATTTATCACCAGCTTCTAGTGTGTTTAATTGGCGACCGACTACATTTCAATTCACCGATCAGTATTTATCAGTGGCTTACGCGGATGATTTGGTAGGGACGGGATTTAGTCTTAACCCACGTGGGAAGACTTACTACGGATTAGCAAATCAATCATCAAGCTCGGCATCGTTAAACGTGGCTGACTATAAGTGGTATTTAGCCTCTCCTGCGTTCGGCACGGTGATTTATTTGGTTTACTCTAATAGGACGGGTAGAAAGTTCTCGTTTGATAGCGATTACGCAGCGTTTGCGGGTGGCTCTGGGGCTTTCGTACCTACTAGTGTTATCAAGTTCAACCCAACCATCTGGCAAGCCCTGCAAGACGGGACTAATGTGATTAACTTAGATTACCCTACAGGGCAAGTGATTCAATCAGGCACGACTACTGTCGGAACGGGACAAGTGAAAATAGTCAATACAACCGACGGCAAGATCGTCGCAAGTCTTGACCCTTTCCTAAACTTTGGCGGGGCTTCTACCTACACGGGTACGCCAGCTCAAATCACGATTGATATTTACGGTAGAGTTGTCGGGTTTACACAGTCAGATAATTTTTACTTCACTGACTGGATGGGTACGGCTACGAGTGGTCAAACGGTATTCACTCCCACGGCTAGGGCGGCGGGGTGGATTGTTGGACAATCTCTTATTTATCAAAACGGATGTTTGCTAGACAAATCTGAATACAGCGAAACATCGACGACCTTCACTTTGTCTGTCGGGGCGACGGCTGGGGATATTTTGCAATGTGATTCATTCCGTGCGGTATCGAGTGCGGTATTTTACGAAACATTGAACATCACAGTTTTGAGCGTAGCCACTCCAACGATTACGTGGAACATTGCCTCCATGCCATGGCAAACTATCAACGCTGGGGATATTCTAACATTTGCAAATACAGGTTCACCCACACAATACACGGTAGCAAGTGTGAATTACACGGCGCGAACAATAACATTCACGGCAGCGGTGACCGCTACCGCTGGGAATGTAATTTACCGTTATCGTGCGGTGTCAGCTTCGTACCCAGTATTGAGCAGGTACACGGCTGATTTAGTCGCAGCAAGTAGCTACGCGCCGACAACATGGCAATTCAACTCAGGTTCGGAATGGTTGTTTATGAATGGCACGGTTGTAAATGATCAAGATTACAACATCGTCGGCAATACGCTGACGGGCTTACCTTCAAACGCTGATGGTAAATTAACTGTGCTGCAATTCGCCATGAGCAACCTCACTACTCCAGTGGGGACACCTGTCAACGTGGTGGCTTTTACAGCCAGCGGAATTGCAACATATAGTTTCCCATTAACATCGGGAGCTTTTGACCTATTTGCTAATGGCGTAGAATTAAGCTCAGGTGATTACACCGAAGGCTCAGGTAATTATACGTTCACCTCTACCCCAACCAATTCAACTACAGTATTATTCCAACAGACATTCGCTCGCATCGGTGCGGCGTAAGGAGAAAAAATGACACAAGCATGGAATCTTTCACAGTTAGCCAATAAGGTCAATTCATCTGGAAAACTTGACGCGGCAAATGGATTAACGGGTGTTGCACCTTCAGCGGCTCACATTGATGGCGGGACGGTAGGGCAATTACTCTACCAGTCAGCGGCGGGTGTGACGACTAAACTTGGAACGGGTACGGCTGGTCAACTCCTGCAAAGCAACGGTGCAGCCGCTCCGACTTGGGCGACACAAAGCTACATTCAGCGTGGGGCGCAAGTGTTCACAGCTACAGGTACATTCACAGTGCCGACTGGCGTGACAGCGATTAAAGTTTTAATCAATGCTCAAGGTGGTGGTGGTGGCGGTGGGGGTGGTGGTGATTCTTCTGGGGCTGGTTCTGCTGGCAGTGCTGGCGGGGCAGGTTCAAATTCAACGTCATTTGGCTCTTATATTATTGTCAATGGCGGTGGTGGTGGTGGTGGCGGGACAGCTTACCCTAGCGGCATTAGGGGTGCAGGTGGAGCATTAGGGACTTATTCGATAAGTGGAGTTACCTTAATAGAGGGCTATTCATCACGCCGTAGCGGCGGGCATGGTGGAGCAAGTAACGTTAATGATGGTGGATTAGCACTGCCATTTAGGGCAGGTTTGAACGGTATAAGTAGTGGTGGTGGTGGTGGCAGTGGTGGAGGTGGTGGTTCTGGCGCAAGTATCTACGCTTTAATCACTGGTCTTACTTCTGGCGGTACAATCACAGTTACGATAAACAATTCAGGCGGGGCTGCTGGTGCTGGTGGTACTGGTGGTTCTGCGGGTACTGCTGGGCAGTCTGCATACTGCATCGTTGAGTGGTAAAAGGAGAATTTATGTTAATTTATCTCGGTTTGACAATGCTGGTGTTTTTTTCAACCTTCATCCTATTCTGTGCGGTGATTAAACTGCGCGATATTCGGGATAAGGACATGCTTTACGATTCACCTTGGATATTCAGAATGTTTGCTTATTTAACCCTATTCATCGGCTTCTTTTCTGATACACTTTTGAATATGCTTCTAACGCCGATTCTGTTAGAATTTCCGCAAGAATTGCTCACAACTAATCGAATGATACGATTAAAGCGAGATGGAAATGACTGGCAAAAATCAGTTGCAAAGTGGCTGTGCAGCCAGCTTGCACGTATTGACGTAAATCATTGTAAGGATTAGGCTATGATAAATACAATCTACGGGGAAATGGACGAACGCAATCTCCAAAAAAAAACAGGCGCATTTGACGATGACAACGAGCATACCGAATGGGTTGAGTATTGGAATGATGGCGAGTTAGTGCATCGCTCGGCTCATGTACAAATTAAACAAGGTGCATCATCTGGCGTGATTGCTGGCGTTTTTTCATAAAGGAGTAGGTCATGGCGAATACAGCAGGCGTTTGTTACAATTTCAAGTGGGAAGTATTGACAGGGATTCACGCACTAGGACCAGGAACGGGCGTACCAGCTCGCACGGCAGCTACCGCCGACGCGGTTAAATGTGCGCTGTATTTAGCGTCAGGCTCACTCAGTCCGAGTGCTACCTCAGCCTATTCTGCTACCAGTGAGGTAGCAAACTCAGGATCATATACTGCTGGTGGCGTGACGGTAACGCAAGCAACTGCTCCAGCGTTATATACGGCTCAGGGCGGTTGGACACCATCGGCATCAATAGTGGTAACAACATTCACGGCGACGGCATTTGACACTGCCTTGTTTTACAACTCCAGCCAAAGTAACAAGGCGATTGAGCTGTGTAACTTCGGCTCACAAACGATTGTTGCTGGCACGTTCACTCTGACAATGCCGACTGCTGGTTCTGGCACTTCACTTTTGCAGTTAGCATAAAATGCAACGCTGCCACGATAGGATAAAGGAAACTGGCACTGCTACAGCGTCATCGCTTGGCAGTGTCGTTACACTATCTGGAGCAGCGTCGGGCTTCGGTTCATTCTCCACACGATTTACCATTGGTGAGCCTATATACTTCGCTTGCGTTGACGGCACGACATGGGGAACGTATCGCGGACATTTGAGTGATGCGACCCATCTAGTGATTGACGCGCAGCAAGAAACAAGCTCCGTGAGTGGACTGCCACCTAATATCACTTTTGCACCTGTGACGTTTAGTGGTGCAAGTATGGATGTATTCAGTACGATACCCGCAGAACGCATCGAAGAGATATTTACCAAAGGTCAGTCAGTCGCCGCATCGACAGGCTGGCAAATGCCATAAGGAGAAACTATGAGTACGCCCAATACCGACCCAATTTTTTCCCGAGCTGGTGATATTCAGTGGCAAGCCCCGATGACTACGGCAGCCAATGATTACACCTGTTTCTCATCATTGAACGAAGAGATATTCGACGCAGATGACAGCAACGGTGGATTTGTTCGTTCGATACGATTCAAGGCAATCAGTACGAACGTAGCAAGTTTGGCGCGAATTTTCATCAATAACGGATTACCTAACCAGCAAGTCATCGCAACAAGTGGAACTCCTACAGGCACACCAGCTACGACAGGCGGCACGATTAGTACGGGTAACCAGTTTGCTAAAATTGTGGCAATCGGTCAAGGTGGTGATGTTGGGGTGGTGAGTACTGAATCGGCGGCTGTTGCGGTAACGGGTCCGACTGGTTCGATTGCATGGGCATGGACTGCACCATCTGGCTTTACCATATCGGCTTATCGAGTACATATTGGTTCAGCGACAGGCGCACAAGCGGAATACTTCATCGCACCGCAATCAAGTGTTACGGCTTCACAATCTGCCACGACAATGACAGTGACAGCAATTATATCTGCGCCCGATGTGCGCGTATGCCCTGCAT